AAAAAGAAAGAAAGTTTTTAAAAGCCGTTGGGAATATTGCCAAAGTTTTAGCGAATGAATTAGTCATGGGAATTGCTCGAAAGTTTATCGGCAAAGCTATTGACAAAGTAGGCAACAAACGGCAAGGGCTTGTTATTACTTTTTTATTAGTAGCAGGAATATCCTATGCCTCTATTGATTCTATTCCCTATCCAGTGACAGGCAATAAGCAGCGTTTAGGATGGCAGACTACGGGCAACGGCTTGGTTTGGAGAGGTAGAGTTAACGATACAATTACAAAGCCTACGAGTTATGCAGATAAAAACGTAAAGGCTTATCTTATCCTTGATTCAGTTAGCGGATCTTTATATGTTTTTAAGCAAGGTGCATGGGCAGCTATTACCGGTGCAGATGGAGGTTTGACGATGCCTTTTGATTCCATTACCTTTAACACGGCAAAGGATGGCACAGTAGGAGTGGGAGAAGTAGAATATAGTGATACTCAAGGCTCTTTGATACAAGGCTTAAAAGGTGGTAATGTAACTAATGTTATTGGGCAACAATTGCACCAACGGGTAAACAATCGAACAGGCGCATCATTGGCAAAAGGAACGGCGGTTTATTTATCTGGAAGTCAGGGAAATAGAATAACAGTTGCCAAAGCCTTGGGCGTTACCGATGCCTTTTCAGCTAATACATTTGGAATAGTAGCTGAAGATATTTTAAACAATCAAAGCGGATATGTTATAACCGAAGGATTAATAACAGGATTAAACACATCAACATTAACAGAAGATAGCGCGGTTTATTTATCGCCAACGGTGGCAGGTGGTTTAACATCTACAAAACCACAAGCTCCACAACACACCGTATATATTGGTGTTTGTGTAAAAAGTAACGCTGGTTCGGGAGAATTATTTGTTAAAATAAGGAATGGTCAAGAATTGGACGAGCTTCATGATGTACGTATAACTTTACCTATTGACAAGGCTTCTTTATATTATTCTGGTGGATTATGGCGCGACACAACGGCGGCACTTTTAGTAAGTGACACAGCTTCCATGTTAGCTAATTACGCAACAAAAGCCTACGCGGACACAACGGGAAGGTTATATGCAAGACAGGATTATACGACAGGTGTAACATCTTCAACTTTGACATGGACACAAAGTGATACTTTGATTCCTGGGGGAGTTAATGTTATTCAAGTGTATCGCAACGGACAAATCCTTTTGCCTTCGCAATACACAATACCAACTTCAACAAGTGTTATTATTGCAGCTTCATCATTCAAAGTTGGTGATAATTACACGGTGATTTTTCCCCGTGGTGGCGGTGCAGGAAGTGGTGGAGGATCGGGAAGTTTAACATCTATATCCGGTGGTACGGGAATAACAGTTAGCCCAAATCCAATAACAACAACGGGTACAGTATCGGCTGATTTATCTGTATTAATGGAGTTGACAGATACAAGTTTATTAAATCTTACTACAAGATTTGCAAGTAAATTAAATACAACTGATACGGCTTCATTATCCTCAAGAATAAATGCAAAAGGAAATGGCACGGTAACAAGTGTAGCGACCGGATACGGCTTAACAGGTGGCACCATTACCACAACAGGTACATTAGTTTTAGATTCAGCGGTTATATTTTCTAGAATAAGAGATTCAATTGTTGACGTTGCTATTGGGAATGATACCATAAAGATTTTAAAACAGGAATACGCGCCAGCCACAACTAGCGTTTTAACTTGGACAATTACGCCTAAATTCCCTATTCAATTAAAACAATATATTTTAGTTTTTAGAAATGGCCAGCTTCTTATTAATGACCAATATAATTTAACTGATACTAATAAAATTACTATTGTTTCAAACTCCTTCAAGGCTGGTTCAAATTATACGGTGGTTACAGTGTCTGGCATTGGTTCGGTTGGCACTGGTACTTTCCCAAATCCTGTTTACCCAGAGGCAGGTATAGCTTTGTCAACGGGCACAACGTGGGCCTCATCTATTCCTAATAATTCGGCTAATTGGAATACAGCATTTACGGATAGGTTAAAATGGGATGGTGGCACCACTGGTTTAGTAGCATCCACAGGAAGAACAAGTTTAGGAGGCACAACCATTGGACAATCAATGTTCACTTTAACAAATCCTTCTGCAATAACTTTTCCTCGATTTAACGCTGACAATACTGTTTCAGCTTTAACGGCTGCCAACTTTCGGAGTGCTATTGGTGCAGGAGTAGGAACTGTTACAAGTGTAATTGTAGGCTCTGGTACACCAATATCAATTAACAACAATACAACTGTTCCCGAAATATCTATGGCCGCTGCAACATCAAGTGTAAATGGGTATTTGACTTCAACGGATTGGACAACATTTAATAACAAACAAGCCGCTTTAGGATTTACGCCAGCAAATAGTACAATCACTATAGCAACAACCGCACCATTACAAGGAGGAGGCAATTTAACGACAGATAGGACTTTATCTATTTTATCTGCTTCGGAAACTCAAAGCGGAATAGTAAATACAAGTTCTCAATTATTTGGCGGAAGCAAGGTTTTTAAAAATAGAGTTACTATTGATTCTGTGTTTACTTTAAATACTACCTCTTCTATACCTACTCAAATTTTAGGTATTAATACAACAGGCAATGTTAACTCTGTAGGTAAATTTACTTTAGGTTCTGGATTAAATATAACTTTAGGTGGCATATTACAAGCTGATACCACATTTTTATTTACACAGTCAGATACTTTAAGTCTTAACCTTACTTCAAGATTTGCGGCAAAATTAAATTTATCGGATACCTTAAGTATGTTAAGCAAATATTTAAGAAGAGCGGATACGACATCTATGCTACTGCCTTATTTAAGAAGAGCGGATACGACTTTAATGTTAACGCCTTACCTCCGTAAAACTGACACGACAAATATGTTATTACCTTACTTTCGAGATGCTGATACTTCTTCTTTAAATTTAACTTCAAGATTTGCGGCAAAATTAAATTATACTGATACTTCTTTTTTGTTTACTCAATCAGATACAAATCAATTAAATTTAACAAATAGATTTTCTGCAAAGCAAAACACATTAAACGGCACGGGATTTGTCAAGGCATCGGGAACAAATATAACGTATGATAATTCAAGTTATTTAACCACGGGCACGGCGGCTTCAACGTATTTGCCATTGACAGGTGGAACATTGACGGGAGGGTTGACAGGGACAACTGGAAGTTTTAATACAATTACTGGTACAAATGTTTGGGAATCAGGAAATTTAAAAATACAACCTTATACTAATTATCCATCAGAAAATTTTGGCATAGTATTTAATTCTTTATCTTTAAATGAAACTATGGATTTTTATTGGTTTGGATATTCTGAACAACCTCGTAGAGCATTTAGATTTATGAACGGAAGTACAAATTCTGAAAAAATGAGAATTGAACCACATACAGGATATGTTGGCATTAATGACACAACTCCTTCAACAACCCTTGACGTAAACGGCACACTCAACGCCACAGGCGTAACGACCCTTGGCTCAACCTTGGCAGTAACAGGCGCGGTGACATTGTCCACAACCACAGCAACGCCTTCAACGTTACTTGGTAAAAGCACGGGTGACGTTGTTGGCACGGTTACAACGGTGGCGCAAACAGGGTTAATGAAAGCTGGGAGTACTACGTTAAACACATCTTCTGTTGGAGTAATAACCGTGCCTCATGGTTTACCTTATACGCCTTCTCAAGTATTAGTTACCTTATCGCAGCAAAGTAGCTATATAATAGTGTGTCATTCAATAACATCGTCAAATATTTTATTTACTGTTTACGACTCAATTACTGGAAACGAATTAAACAACGTATCCGTAGGCTTTTTTTGGCTTGCAATTAAATAACAAAAACATAAACATGAAACAACTCCTTTTCCTCCTCCTTTTCCCTTGCTTTGCCATGGCACAGTATCAAGGCAACGCAGGACAAAAGATAACGCTCGGAGAACAAACGACTGCCGACGGAATTATATGGCGCGGAGTATCTTCCGATACCACTTTGACTGTAAAAAGTGACACGGCTGCCTATTTTGTACTTGATACGGTAAACATAAATCTTTACACTTACAAGGCTTCGGCAACTGGGCGAAAGTGGAGGCAACTTGGAGCGGACACCGCTTCTATTGCGTATGTAAACACTTATGGAACGCAAACGGTAAATGGGGCAAAGACTTTTAGTAGCACAATTACGGGAGCAAGATTTGACCCAACAAGTTCAAGCGCAACAGGCAATGGAATGTATTTACCAGCATCAAATACCATAGCTTTTTCAACAGCTGACACAAGAAGGATGACAATTACGTCTATAGGTTTAGTAGGTATAAATACATCAAGTCCTAGTCAACAATTAACTGTAAATGGAAACATAAGTACAGGTAATTTATTAATAGAAAATACTGGTACCTCTGTAAATTTTGGAGCTATAAATAATGGTTATTTTGCATTATTGTCAGGAGTAGGAGCAGAAGCTATGAGAATTACAACTAGTCAAACAATTGGCATAGGAACTGCAACTCCACAAAGCGGTTATCGTTTACACGTTGTTGATAGCGTTTACGTTGGAGGTAATGTTAGTGCATCAGCTTATACAACTCGTTCAGATTTTAATTTAAAAGATGATATTTTTGATTTAAAATATGGTTTAAATGATGTTTTAAAATTGCAGCCTGTAGAATATACATATAAAAGTAATGGCAGTAAACAACTTGGTTTTATTGCTCAAGATATTGGTACAATTTTACCAGAAGTAGTGAGTTTTGAGGAATCAATGTCTGTAAATTATCAAGCTATTATTCCCATCCTCACCAAAGCCATACAGGAACAACAAGCTCAGATAGAAGCATTAAAACAAAGATTATTAATTCTCGAAAATAAATAAAATGAAATACCTATTTTTATTCCTTCCCTTGTTTTCTTTTGCGCAAGACGTTGTCAAAGACACGGTGTACATCCAAAAGCAAGGAAACATTTATTACATTATTCAGCAAACTACTTTGTCGGATAGCACAGTCACAGGCTCAAAGCAAATATTGGGCGATAGTGCAACTGCCATTCAAAGCCTTGTTACCGATGCTGAAAGGCAAAGCAACACGATTGCTATTCATGCAAAGCCTATTATCACAAAGGGCAAAGCCGTACAAAGAATTAATTATTACAATGATTTGCACGTTCAAATTAGTGGTAAGCCTGTGTATTTTACAACGGCTCAAAGGGACACGGCAAAGTTTCTTGGAGACTGGAAATTAAATTTTAACGGTGAAATCATTGATGGTGTTATTGAGTTGAATGTAAACAAACGTTTAATTTTCAATCCTGATAATGGCAAAGTTTATTCTATTTCAACCAACTTACTTTTATCTACATTCACCAATCAAATATCGTTTATCTTTAACTCTATCAAATACGACTTATACAAGTTTGCTGATGGCAAATTTGCAACCGTTGACGGTGATGTTAGGCTAATAAAAATTGAATAATGAAAGCAACCTTAATCAACCTTTTGCACCTTGGATGGGAGAAAATAACGTATGCCATTTGTTGCGGATGGATATTTTCATTCTTCATTCCTATAAAAGGATTTTTGATATTTACAATTTTTGTAGTTTTTACAGATATGGCAACGGGAATCATTGCAGCAAAGAAGGAGGGGCAAAAGATAAATAGTCGTGGGCTTTATCGGACAATAGAAAAAATAGTAGTATATTTTTGTGCCATTCTTATTTTCGAGGGTGCAAGAAATACCTTTAGCCTTCCTTTCAACATTACGTACATGGCAGCGTTTTTAATTGCGACGGTGGAGCTTTATTCTATTTCGGAAAATATTAAGCGGATCACTGGTGTAAATTTGGGAGTTTTAATTACAAGATTTTTTAATCGTTAAA